TAAATATCCTCATCTATGAGACAATGTGAGACTGCATTATCTAGAGGTTGTGATGGTGTAATAGAGGTTGACATAAGCTGCAATAACTAAAAGCAATAAGCAAAAAGAATTAAATTTCATTTGAAAAGCTGTTGGCAAGCCAGTTCTACACCAGCTCTACAATCTGCTTTTGTCATATCGTGCAATGTTGACGATAGGGCAAGATAAAATAGTCCAAAAAATGTTAGACCTAAAAAGAAATTAGCCATTCTTTTTTGCCTCCTTTTTGTTCTTTTCTTCTAGTTCATTAAAAGTTTTTACTAAAACTTCTTCTGCTAGCTCAATTTGATCATTAAGTTCGGTTCTTTCTTTCACAAGATTTCCAATCTCCATATCAAGTAAAGAAACTTCCTTGCAACTGGAAACTGCAACTGTCATTAAATGATCAGCAGCAGAATGCCATGTACCAGACCAACATTCAGAACACTCTCCTGTAAATCTGTTCAAGATCGCATCTTGTGTCTCTTGGTCGTTTTCACCAGAGTTTTCAGATTCCATCGCAAAAGACATACAAGCATCAGCAGCTTTCATAATCTTGGCTATACCAAAAACACAATGAGATGCAGCTGTTTTCTTTGCACTTATTTTTTTATTTAGTTTTGTGCGTTGATCCTTAAGCTTTACAAAGTCAGGATCAGAATTGAGAAAGGTTTGCTTCCTCTGATAATAAGTTTCGTTGTTCATGATAAACCTTCTGTACCGAATACATAAATTGGTCCACTCTCGATATCTACGAGAGCTGCCTTGCAATGCTCTTCAACACATGTCCAAACTGCATATTGAATAGCAGCTCTAACATCAAACTCTTTGATAGCTTGTGGAGCATCTTTAAGAGTTAAACCTAGTTCTTTCATTTTGTCAGATATGTCTGGTTGATGTTCAAAATAAAAATTTTGAATCTCCCAAGAACGAATAAAATCTGGTACACCATACAAAGCGCAACCATATTCAGCAATTTTCTTGATCTCATCAAGATCTTGGAAACGCTTAGATAGGGCGTAGTGGAGTTGAGTTGTTCTTTCTTTTGTCACTGTAATAAAAGCGAGGATAAAAAAATCGGCTATCGACACCGATAAACCTATTATGACCCAACCCAATATATCGGCACCCCACTACAGGACACTTTATAAACTGGTCTTAATTGTTGGGCAATGGTGGGGGAATGTATCATAATTAAGGTATGGGCGAGATCCCTGTTCAATTTATCCCCCGCAAAGGACATGATTAAGACTGACACTTTTGAGCTTACTGATAAAGAAGCTAGACTAACTCAATGTGGCGAGATGTGCTACGACTATTATCAAGAAGAAATTGGCTATCAAAACTGTGATGGCGATCCAGCTTGTTTTTGTTTTACTTTGGCTGAAGCAAAAGCTGAAGGTTTTACAAAATATCAGGTAGCTGGTTTGATCAGCAGCTTGGAGGCTAAAGGAGTTGTCGAGATAGAACACCGAGATCCAGTTGTCGAGGGTCCAGATTTATTTTGGTTAACTGAAAAATTTATTAATTTTATAGCAAGAAAAAACATCGCAGCGGAGGCTGTCTAATGAAAAACTTAACAAGGAACAAATTATCAAAAGCTAATGTTTGGTACTGGCAAGAACAAGTCAACTACTATTCAAACACTATAGAGGAACTTGAGGCTGAGTCTAAGCCAGTTCCTCAAGATCTTAGAAATAAATTAAAACTAGCAAAAGCATCACTTACACAATGGATACAACCATGGATTTGTTAAAAAAAAACAGGCATCTTGTCACAGATATGGACAAGGCAAAAAGATTCCAAAGAGTCTTTCCATCTAGAGCTTTATCTTTGAAAAAAGGATTTCAGCTTGTAGAAAACACTACCAAAAAAAATGGTTATGAATGGGGCTGGTGCAACGATCATGTACGAGGTATCATTTTAGAACTAGCCAAGATGTTAGAAAAACTTGCCCATAAGTTTGATCTAGATTTTCATATCACACTAGATGGAGAGAATGTTCAAGAGATTGATCTAGAGGATTTCTTGCCACTTGAGATAGTAGAACGCAACACTAAGGAGAACTAAAATGCGACTTGATTTTACAAACGACAGACTAAATAAATGGATCTCAGAATGTCCATTTCCTATAGATGTAAAACAATCTATGGTAGAGCCAACAGGCTGTAGGCAGCTTAACATAGCTGTCACAATTCCTGATACTGCAGTTAGACCAAATCCAGATGCGATCAGATTTAATCTTGCCGATCTAGAACTTAGGTATATGGATGCCTGTAAAAAAAGAGATAGTCTTTGCCATCTTTATGTATGTGAATCTAATGCACTGAAAAAAAGAAAGCTAGAAAAAGAATGGAGACAGGCTTGTGATCTATGCAGAAGGATAGAAGGCAAACTAGAAGAAGCGGAGAAGGTTTAATGGAAAAATCGAATATGTTTATCGGGTTTGATGACCTGATGGGTAAAAGAGTTTGCAGACCCTTTGATAAAAAAGTTTTTTACATTACGACCATTGGATTCGACCCTACAATAGATCGCTTATCTATCTGTCTAATACCCAAAGAAATATTCAAATACAAAGAAATCCCAATGCATCCTGTAGTTTGGCATAGCGAATTAATGATCAATTGGGAAGATTTTTTTGACAATTATTACATTTCTAGTATGGATGATAGATCAATTCCTAAAACACAAGTAAGTAGTGAAACTCTTAGGGTAAATTGGGATAAAATAGGAAAGCAATTCAAAGCCTGTTTTCAAGATAAAATATGACATCGAATAAAAACAAAGGCAAATCTAAATTTAAGTTAGATAAGCTGCGGGAACTTAAAATCAAAAAACTAGAAAAAACTTTAATAGATGTCACTCTCAGGGGTGAAGAGCATTACATCTTCATCAATGAAAGAAACAAAGCACAGATAGTCAGCAACACTAAAGCATGGATAAGTGAGCATATCAAAACAGCAGTTCTAAAACACAATTATCAGGTCGATAAAGTTAATCAAATGTTGATTAGAGATTTTACTGATAAAGAACTTGATGAATTTGACAAGCATTTTGGCTAACCAACAGCGGTATTTTAAATACAAGTGGTAACTATAATACAGCTATAGGCCTACTGCGGTATTTTAAATACAAGTGGTGCACATAATACAGCTATTGGCCAATCTCAGCTATAATTGAATTGAAGCTGTAGTGAGCTTTGCGAAAACGACAAATCGGGCATCTTTAACTAGATGTCCTTTTTTTTTGAATTATGATATAGATAGCCGAGAATCCTGATGACCCTTGTGAACAGGTGTAGCAAGCAAGTCTGAAAGCCATAAAAAACCCAAAGCAACACGTGGGAAAGGCAGGGCACTCCAAAGCGGGGAAGTGATCGACCTCTTGGCTAATCTATAAAGTTTTGATATAAATATTAGTACCAGTTCTCTCTCCTACTTCACAATATCTTTTATAAGCATTAAGTTTTACTACTTGTGAATCATCAACAATCACTGACGAAGTAAGGCCATCTAGAGTAGAACGACATAGCTTATCAATATCACCTCTTTTGGTGGTTAGAAAAATTGGTGCAGATTTGCGAATCTTGCCATATGCGTCAAAATGGGCTTTCGGTCTAGAAAATTTAAATTCTAAATTTATCTCTATCGGCTCACTAATCAAGTCTTTGACTTTCAATCTACCCGCTTTCACTACAGCTTTTCGATATGGTTTTACACGCTTGCAGGATTCTATTAATCTGCCTCTCCCAATATAAGTTTTACTGCCTTGAGGGGCAGGCATTACATCGTCAATAGAAAGAGTAAGATCCATACAATGAGTTTTATACCACAGAATACACCATTCGTATCGTTACCTACAGCCCTAAAAGGCAAGATAGATCCTTATCAACTAACAGTGCTATGGGTAATGCAAAGTTATTACCCTAATATTTACCCCAGTTATGCAACTCTTGCAAAAGATGCTGGGATGTCTAGAACAAAAGTTATTCTTGTTGTTGAGCAATTATGCAGTAAAGGATGGCTGCAAAAAGAAACAAGATTTGATGAACATGGGAATAAAACTAACACTTATAGAGTAACAGTATGGCATGAATGTAAAGTTCCCAATCCTGATGCGGGGTCAATGTCACGCACTACCCCCCATCCAGAAGTGTCAGATCCTAGTTATGAAGCGGGGTACATGACACGCACTAGTACACCAGACGCACTACCCCAGTTCACCAAACGTACTAGGGGTGGTACATCAGATGTACCCAAACTAAAACAAGTAAAACTAAAACAATTAACTAAAACAAATGAGTATTCGGAAGCATTTAATATTTTTTGGAACAAATATTTAAAAATAAAAAAACGTGCATCTAGCCAATCAAAAAAACTTGCATGGGAACAATATCAAAAAATTGAACCAAAAATGAAAGATGGTTTACTAGGTGCTCTGATTACTGCTATCCAAGAACAACAGAAGATAGAAAAAGATGGAGGCTTTGCAACAACATTTCCAGACTGTTTCAGATGGTTGAGAGATGGTAAATATGAAGCATACTTTCCAGAGACAAATATAAATTCTGTGTCACAATTAAATAACAGTCGAAAAAATAACGACTTGCCTTTCTAACCCCCGCAATGAAAAATTATCATAAAAGGTTTAAGCCTGATAGGGAAATAACCTTTAGAGCACCATCCTATAATTGTCATGCCTGTAACGATTCGGGCATAGTGCATAATAGTGATGGTCTTATCAACAACTACATCCCTGATTACGATATACAGGATGGTGTAAAAATCAATGGTTCTGATCTAGCTATCATCTGTTGGTGTGATGCAGCATACCCAGTTTATAAAGATGATGGCACTGTAGAAAAAACTGGATATAGACTTAGTACAAATGATATTCCCAATAAACAAGGAATTGATGTAAAAAAAGATGTTATTAGAGATATTCACAATCAACGCAAACTTTCATGGGAACATACAGAAAAAATGATGATGAAAATAAATCTTGCAAGAATCAAAGGAGAAAAAACTGATATTCTTGACCCTATAGCCGAAACCAAAAAAAAATTAAAAAATGCACAAGGACTACTCAAAACTCTCAGATAAACAACTTCCTGTATATTTAAAACTAAGGATGTTATTAGATCTCACTAAAGAAGTTGCAGCAGCTATCACAGATAATGCTGTTGATGATAGTGACCCATTATCTAATAAACATTATCATTTACTAATGGATGACATAAAATCCATTCAAGCAAGTATTAATTCCGCTCATCATGTCTACACACCCGATCAAAACACCGCAAACAATCACAAAAGTACCTCTAAAGGAGCTAAAACCTTACAAAAATAACCCTAGATTGCATAATGATGTTCAAATTGAACGTCTAATAAACTCTCTAAAAGAATTTGGTTTTACTAATCCTGTCTTAGTTGATGATGATAAAAATGTTATAGCTGGCCATGGCAGACTCATTGCAGCAGAACGGCTTAACATAGATTTGATACCAACTATTACACTATCTCATTTAACAGAAGAACAGCGTAAAGCATACATTATTGCTGATAACCAATTGGCTCTAAATTCATCTTGGGATGATGATTTGCTACAGATAGAACTAGGTAATCTACTTGATAATGGATTTGATCTATCTGTTCTTGGCTGGGGGGATGATCTACCAACATTTGCAGAAGAACCGGATTATGGATTACTTGATGATATAGATGATCCGAATGAATCATTGGCAAGCAATGTCTATAGAGGAATATTATTAGAGTTCAAACCAGAAGATTATGAACATGCTAGACAACTAATATCTGATGCTAGAAAGCGGGGTGTTTATGTTGGTATGAAGCTGATAGAACTATTAGAGAGTATTGCCGAATGAAATTAAAGATAGGAGAGATTGATGGAATTAAGTTTTATCATCGTGAAGGATTCTCTGATCTAAAAACCTTTGAGGAAGTTATAGGCAGAAAGACATATTTAAAAAAAGGTTTGACTATAGAAAAAGATGAACATTGGATGGATGCCGGAGGTAATGTTGGAGCATTCGCATTACAGGCAATATCAAAAGGTGCAACAGTTACCATATATGAACCAGACCCTTATAACTGCGATCTCATAAGCAAAAACCTGAAACTTAATGGTTATACAGATAGTGCAGTGATCAAGCAAGCTGCATTAGTGCACGATAATAGAAAGCAATCGGTGCTTTACATAGGCAACAATAATAACGTTTGGCGAAATTCGATAGTAAAGCAATGGAATGACAAAGGTATTAAAGTTCCATGTCTAAACTTTGATGATGAAGCGAAAGTATGTACGAACTGCAAGATGGATATAGAAGGGGCAGAGATGGTGATTTTAGAGAATACAAAGTCTAGATTTGACAAACTTGTATATGAATGGAGCTTTGATATTGACCCATCATTACCTAGACTCTGGGATGTGCTTGATAATCAAAAACAAAACTATCGAATAGAGGCTCAATGGAAAACTATTTGTTATGACACAAAAAATGAAACACTATGGCAGCCTTCATGGTTTCCAGCTTGTACAAATGTATTTTGTTTTAGGAAATGAATCTACCAAAACTTGAGTTAGTACCAGCAAAATCACCACTAAAAATAGGTGATGATGTATCGGATATAGAACCAAACATATTTGATGATTGTATTCTGGTAGATACTGATGGCTCACAAGTTGGGCTATTCATAAAAAAATTACCAGATGATCTTAATACTTTGGTTGATATTGCTGATCTAGAATTAAAAAGTAAACGTGTACCTAAATCAGATATGTTGAGAACTGTATCTGCGGTAAAACAATATTCTACTATCTTAGGCAGTATTCCTATCAAACCACATCTAGGTAGAGCATATCCATCTAGGTCTAGTGTGCATGGTAAAAAATCAGCCAATACCTTTGTAAAAGCAATGTATGGTGCAGGGATAAAATGCTTTGAATTAGTAAAAAAATATATACCAGATGTTGCTAGTCATCACTTGTTAAAGATAGATGAAAGAGTGCCCGAGAGATGGAGATTTGCCAATAATTTTACTTCTACGATTTCCAACTGCAATATATCCGCACCTATCCATCAAGATCATGCAAATGTAAAAGGTGCTATAAATATGATAATTACTAAAAGAAGGAATAGTAAAGGAGGTAATCTACATGTTCCAGATTTTAATGCTACATTCGATCAAACCGATAACTCATTATTGGTTTATCCAGCATGGAGAAATAGACATGGAGTTACACCTATAATTCCTACATATCAGGATGGTTATAGAAATTCTCATGTTTGGTATGCACTAGATTCATTTCATTCACTTGATGACAAAAAGAAAGTCAACTAAAGCAGAAGTAGATCATAGAGTTAGGAGAGTTGCGAAACTCTTAAGTCAGGGTGCAACTAGGTCAGATATATTGCAATATACCGCAAATGAATGGGGGATGAAAACAAGACATTCAGATCAGTATATCCAAGATGCTAGAAAGCTTTTAGAGAAAGATTTTGATATTGATAGGAAGCAATTTACCGCAGAGATTTTATCGCAGCTTGCATCACTACAAAAACAAGCAAGAAATGATAAAAATTTAAATGTTGCTCTGGGCTGTATTAATTCAATGGCCAAGGTAGGAAAGATATTCGGAACATGACAGTACTAGACAACGAAGGAAGTGTATTAGATGTCTTTGGTACAGGTGGATTAGACTTAGATACAGAGAAACTAATGAGTAGGATAATAGATGATTTACACCCTAAACAAAGAGCATTCGTAAACGATACAGAGACAGAGATAATAGGATTATCCGCTGGATACGGAGCTGGTAAAACAAGAAGTTTATGTGCTAAAGCTGTTCAACTAGCAGTGATGAATGCAGGTTTTACTGGTGCTGTAATGGAGCCAACAGGCAGTTTGATTAGAGATATATGGCAAGCTGACTTTGAACAGTTTTTAGAGAATTATGAGATTCCGTATTCCTATAGAGCATCACCACTACCGGAATACATATTGCATCTACCGATGGGAGATACGAAGATACTATGTCGATCTTTTGAGAATTGGAGCCGGATAATAGGTCTAAATCTGGCCTTCGTATTAGCAGATGAAATAGATACAGTGAGTCCTACTGTTTGCGATAGAGCATTTCCAAAGATACTAGGTAGGCTCAGATCTGGTAATGTCAGACAATTCGGAGCTGCAAGCACACCAGAGGGTTTTAGATGGATGTGGAATACATTTGGGTCAGATAGTGCTCAAAGCAGAGAAGATCGGAAGCTGATACGCATGAGAACAAGAGATAATCCTTATTTACCAGATGATTTTATAGAGCGTATGCAAGCAAACTATGATCCATCTTTGCTACAGGCATATTTAGAGGGTAGCTTTGTAAATCTTAACACTGGTCAAGTATATGATAGATTTGATCGTAAGAAACATGTATCTACCATAGTATTAGATACTAGCGATGAGATACTAAGAGTTGGTATCGACTTTAATATTGGTAATATGTCTGCTGTATTGGGGGTGCGTATCGGTACGAAGTTAGTCATAATAGACGAAATACACAAATGTCATGATACAGATGCATTAGCACAGGAGATACTACGCAGATACCCACAAAGAACTATTTGTGTATATCCTGACTCCTCTGGTGGTAATCGTTCTACTAATGCAACTTTGACTGACATAAATATTCTCACTAACTATGGTTTTAAAAATATGTCTCCCCGCAGTAATCCTCCTGTCAGGGATAGGGTATCGTCAGTACAAGCATTACTCGAGAATGGCAAAGGGGAAGTTAGATTACAAATCAGCCCCCATTGCAAACGCTTAATTGAATGTTTAGAGTTGCAATCTTATACTGAAAAAGGAGATCCAGATAAAGATTCTGGCTATGATCATATTAATGATGCTCTTGGGTATCTAGTATGGCGTGAATTTAATCCACTGCATATGCGGGCTGGTCGTGGAACAGGGGTTAGGATTTACTAAACAAATGGTATTATGAGGTAAAAAAGTGTCTTACAGCAGCTACGCCATTTATAACAATCCAGTATCTAGAAAAGTTACTGATGTAGACAGCCCTAATGCAGCTTTTTTTAATATGTTGCCTCATTGGGGTTTGATAGAGGACTTAGTACAAGGCACATATAAGATCAGATCAGAACATAGAAAATATTTACCACAAGAGCCTAGAGAACAAGATGATTCCTATGACATCAGATTAGCCAGATCTGTTTGTCCTCCATATTTTTTGAGATTAGAAAGAATGCTTGCTGGTATGCTCACTAGGAAACCAGTACGATTAACTGATGTACCTGACTCGATTCGTGAGGATTTATTCGATGTAGATTTAGAGGGTAATGATCTCAATATTTGGACTTACGAGACTGCACGAAAAGCTATTAGATATGGTCATGTAGGGGTATTAGTTGACGCACCGAAAGAAGGTAATAGTGTTAGACCATATTGGGTTACATATACTCCAAGAGAAATATTAGGATGGCGAACAGAGATTGTAGATGGTCAGCGTGTATTATCTCAGCTGCGATTGATGGAAAAGGTAGTTGTACCTGA